TCTAGCTCTTCCTAATTCTCCCTGCCAAAATTCAGTTAATGTTTTATATTCATTAGTTTCAGCATTTTGTTTAACTGCTGCTGCCTGAGTAGATTGATTGATAATAACCCTATCTTGCTGTTTATTCTCAACAATTTGTTGTTTTCTATCCTCTTCTTGCTGTTGTATTCTATTGATAAACTCAGGGTCTAACCATTTACCAGCAGTATCAACTAAGGCCTGCATATAATCAGGCTCCCGTATAGTGATAGGAGAACTTCTTAATTGACTAAATCTACTTGCCATAACTAAATACCTTTATTATTTTTTATTGAAGGTCTTATAGAGTCAGGTATCATCGTACCCGTGACCATCCTTCTGACATATCTGGATAAGTTCCAGTGGGGCCATATATCCATTGGAGTCCATCTCGGTCGGTGTAAGTATCACCGGCGGTTGGGGTTCCAGTATATCCTTCTGGAATGAAACCGTGGACACCCGATTCAGCATAAGGCACAGTACCTTCAGTCTCATGTAAAATTCCTAATGCTCGGCCAGCTTCAGATAGGTATTTCTCCCTTTCACCTCTAACTCCCTTGAACAAAGTTGATTCTGCTTTCCGTTTACCAGCCAAAAATTCTTCCATCATACTACGCCTAGCCTGACCCATTCCATGTTCTCTCTCACCAAATCCTTTAAATCCACGGCCAAGTCCAAATGATTTTTCATATGCCGCACCTAGTCCAGTTCTCGCTTTCCTACCGAATCCACTAACTGCCTCACCATATTCTCCAAACAATACATCTTCCCTAGATGGGTCATATGTATACATTTCTTCAAATCTTCTTCTCTCTTCACCAGCCTCCGGCTCATATCCAAAAGTTTCATATAAGCCTTCAAGTCCCGGCATTTCTGTCGTAGCCCCACCATATGTTAATGTATCACCACCAGTCTGCATACCAAGCATATCTCCAAGCATACCACCAACTTGCATTGTAGACTGTTGAGGCTGAGGGCTATCAAACCTTGGATGTACATCAAAATTAATTCTATCTAAAACATCTTTTCCGATAGCATCAACAGCATTCCTATTTAGAACATACTCTCCGGGTAAACCATTTTCCTCATCAGGGCCCTCCATCATAGCTGGCTGAAACTGCCCACTAGCATTTTCTAATAAAGATAATATGTTATCACCCGGCCCTCTGCTGTATTTTGAAGAGTAAGCCATTATCCTACTATTGGATTACGTTTATATTTAAGAAGTCCATTTAACTGATATGATGGTGATTGTTGATATGTAGAACCACCCATTTGATATTCCGGCATATATCCACCTTGTTGATATGATACAGGATTTTCATATACAGAACCACCTGCCTGTTTGGTTGCAAATTCAGCAAATGGGGATTCCATAAATTCAGGCGATGCATACCAATCTTTAATCAGTCTATTACTTACACGCCCCGGTTCACTAGCCCATCCAATATATTCATCTTTCATTTCTTCAGGGAAAGTGTCAAAGATATCCTGTTCACTTAACTGTGTAGCAACTCCTGACACATCCTTTACATCCTTTGCACTCTTATATTTTCCATAACCCTCCCATGCTTCTCCAGCTGCTGCACTTGTTAATGAGGATAAAAGTGAAGTTATAGCTGAACCTGTTGCCCGGCCTTTAATATCTTCACCTATATCACCCTTAATTCCTTCTAGATAATCAATATCTCCACTCAGCAATCCAGTTTTAGTCTTTTTTATTGTAGGTTCATCCTTGCCTAAAAAACTCAAGAATCCCTTAGAACCTGCCCCTCTGGTTCCCGCATAAGCCCCAAGAGCTCCTAAACCAGCTTCTAAACCAAGACCTAATAATGGATTAGTTGCGAATAAAGTCTTTTTCAAAGCATTTTTTAATAACCATTTTCCTAATTGTTTTCCAGCAAACTGGCCTCCTACACCACCTACCATTGAGGATAATCCTCTTTGAGACATATAATCTCTTACATCACCTGCTCCTTCACGAATCACATCTCCAGCTTCGGATAACCTTCCTTTAAGTCCACCATACCAGATATCTCCAGATACTCCCGGTACATATCCTTGACCTCCAGCCTGTAATCTCATCATATTATAACTCCTTCATTAACGCAATTATACTATATTGCGAGTTTAATATAAAGCCAGCAAAATTAAAATACCAGCTAATTTTTTTATTGTTCATCAGATAAACACCTCTACTCTCCACAATGATGTTATGTGAAAATGTTTTTCACTTGCTATTATATCATTATTAGATGGTGTCATACTTATTCCAACCAATTCACCAGCATCTACTGCTGGATTAGCACTCCAGTCTGATTGACTAATAGTGAAATTAGTATTATCAACTAAAGAACTTTCAGTATAAGTGCATACAGAATCTATACTATTACCAGTATCTTCTCCGTCTATCTTCTCTATAGCAAAAATAATATTCCTTGAAGATGTAACATCTACATCTGGAGTTCTAAACATTAATTTATGACAAGTCATATTAAAAGGAGTTAAATAACCACTAGTTGAATTAAGTAATGTTGTCTGCTCTCCAGTGCCCTGCCAAGGAATATACATTTTTGAACCCGGTAAATCATCTGTAAAGCTGTGTTTAAAAACACGATAGTCTATAAACTTGTGAGTGTATTCTAATGTATTAGTTCTTAATGTCTTATCCACATATTGATTACCATCAGCAGATAAATATGTTTTATATACCCTGCCATGCCTTTTCAAAGATAAAGATGGTTGTTTATTAGACCCCTCACTAATAACAATCTGACCATCAGACATTCCATCTACAGATGGCTGTATTGCTGAATACATATTGGATTGTTTTGAATTTAGTATATTTCTAGTATCTCTATCCATCAACTTACTGCTCCTTGACCAATAATCCTGTATTCTACAGTAATATCATTTATTTCAAGTGTCCCTGTACTTGGCGGATTAATCCTAAGCTGTAAACTTTGACAGGTAATTGGACTGGCAGACTTAAATACAGCAACATCCCATGTACTTGCTGTTGGCAGTGTATCACTATCACCAGCACCAGTTGTTATTGTACCTACACCTGTTGTTATATTTGTGAAGCTTTGTTTCCCATCAACAGCATATTCCATAGGGTCAGCTTGAGTAGCACCTGATTTATAAGTAAGGATAACCTTATATACTTTCTTTTTTAAACCCGGATGACCAAAATCTATATCTCTAGTAGTCAAAACCTGACTGGCATTCGCTCTTAAGTGTGGTAAATATTTTTTTACTGATATTGTTGTTGCACTCGCCTCAGTTCCAACTATCAAGCTGTTATTCCAGTCCGTAGCAAAATTTGTATAATAATAACTATCATCAAATAGATTAGTGTTATACATCCATCCCTTACTGTCAAAGTCATATATAAAACACTGATTGCTATTATTAGATAAATCTTTAGGTGAACGCATTACAATTAATTGATTACCTATTGTATCATATCCAACCATTAAATCTTTGATGTGGACAGAACCTTGAGCAAAGTTATTCCAATCTGGAACACTGCTATTAGTACTTTCAAAAATTCCAAGTTTATTTTCAGCTAAATTTCTTACAGAACGACCATCATATAAAAAGCAACCAGCTTCATTAGCCCATGACACACCAAAATCAGTTTTAGTGACACTATGCTGATAACTGACTCCCATCTTTTGTATAGTTTCTTCTAAAATCCAATTAATAGATAATGAATGAGATATATTAATGATATGAACTAAATTATGCTTGAATGCTAAAAGCCTATCTGCGAATGATTCTAAAGCAGTATACTCACCATAATCTCCAGTGGAAACATCTATATAATTTAACGGCAAATAAGTGTCAAATTTATTTGCCTCAGAATACATTATCCTGTCACCATATCTTTTCTTTGTATCATCTGGCTCTTTTGAAACAACATTCGCTATGAAAGCCCTTCTTCCAGCTATTGTAGATGCCATATAAGTTTCTTTTTCTTTACCAAGTGAATTAAATTTTTTCTCGTGCGAGTATCCATTTATATTTCTATATGTATCATTATTTGGCCTTACAGATTTAAGACCTTCAGAAGAACTTACCCCTGAATAATAACCAGAGTTTTGTGTATTAGCTACTGTATCCGCTGGTCTATAAGTCCAAGCTGTATATTCACTATCCAAAGTCATCCTAGCTCCTTGAACTATATCTATATCAGCAAATAATATCAAATCATCATCACTTGCAGACTCACGTATATATATCCTGCCGCCAGTGATTCTTCCATGATAATATCTGTCAGCATATACAGTACATTCCAACGATTGCTGTTCCTCAGTTAATGCATATGTATTATCAAATTTTGCTGGAAGAGTTTCTTGATTGCCGTCATAGATAAAAGTTTGCCAAAACTCATATGTTTTTACTTCCCATTCACCTTCATCAGCATGGTCTGTAACACCTATATTCCAACCAACACCTCTTTTATATATCGCCCCACTATTATCTGATACAGCGGCATCTGTAGTGTTACCATATCCCCTATAAACCCTTACTTTCTGTGTTGTTCCACCAATCCCTTCAGATGGCCTCCTAATCATAAAACATTCCGGCTCTTCTGAAGATGTACTTAGAATAGAATAAACTTGTCCAACTTCAAAATGATGATTTGCCGATAGTGGAGTATGAGTGTCGCCTCCAAGAAGAGCTGTATCAAAATCAACATAATCTTCACTTATAGCATCAAGAGCCTCTGCTGTTTGTATATCACGCCCACCTCCATCTTCAACTATTGAATTCAATCTTGTATAATGAGCATCTGTACCAATAGTGTGCTGTGAACTTGTTGGATTTGAAATATTTGATGGCATTATTAAATAAGACGGATGCTCATACCATCCACTAAAAGATAATCCTTTAGTATTGTCAAACTGATTTCTCTGGACATACCCATACCATTTCATTATAGCATCATTCTCAGCATTAGTATCAGCGACCCTTAATACTTCATCTACAAAAGTAAAAACAAATTCTGAAGTAGCTACGTGCTCACTAGATGAAGACATAAGAACAGGATTTATCTCTGAGGCAAGCCATGCATCATCTGTAGAATTTGAATCAGAAATTGCATTATAAGACCATACATCAACAACATTATTCTTAGCATCGCCAAGGGCAACTAATCTATCACCAGTAGTCCTTCTTGCTTTTATTACAATACCAGAAGCGGCACCATCTGGAGAGGATGTGAATGTAAGAGTTGTTCCTGAACTGCTTACCCCGGCTGTGCCAGTTGCCTGACTAAGGGTTAATGCACTTGCATTTATCCCTTCGATTCCTGATGGAATTGCACTAATAGTTGTTCCAGATTGAATATTGCTCCCGGTAATCGTTTGACCAACCCTAACATCTGCACTGTCCGTAATAGGTATCGGCCCTGTTGTGCTGTTTCCATATGCATCATCGGTATCAACTGTAAATGCAACTTCATCTGTTATTGCCCTGCCAGCAACAGTCATATAATGGTCTGAACTATACTGAACAAATCCAGTCACAGTATATACTCCATCATTATATTTACTACCCCTGACGCTAACAATATCTCCAATTTGGATACCAGCAACGTTCGTCCAGTAATCAACATCACCTTCATACTTAATATACTGTTTTGACGGTTGTATTGCTAATGCCATAATTAAGCACTACTTCCTGAGCCACCTGAATCAGCATCTGCTGGAGAAACAGCGGCAGTTCCTGTTACATCACTATTTTGAGGAGCAACAAAAGATATATTATGAGTTGCTCCAGATACACTAATAGTATATGTTACTGAAGCATTGTCATTAAACTCATGTTTTTTACTGTGGTCTGATTCAAAATAAAACAAATTAAATCCACCGCCCTTATTGCTTCTCCCAGTTGCAGTTCCGGGGTTGCTTGTGCCTTGGTCTAATCTTGCAGTGGCTACAGATATATACTTAGTTAACGCAGTTCCGCTAGGTATTGATGGATTAACACTATGAGCATTTAAAGTACCAGCAGATTTTATTTTACCTTGAGCATCTATAGACATATTATCTATTTGACTAGCTTCATTTTCAGCTAAGTCTCTTGGGTCTTTAACTGTATTTATTCCACCAGCAAAACTTCGTAACGTATATTTCTGCTTAGGCACTAATCACGTATCTCCACATGAACTAAATCATCGAAGCTATTGTCCTTGATTTCACCATCTGAATCCCAATCGCCGCCCCAACGTATCTTTAGTCCTAATTGATGTCCAATACCCCTTAGCATACCTCCCATGTAATGAAATCGTTCTCTATCATCCCAATCTACAGGATATGGGGCCAAGTCTACTGCTTTACCTTCCATATGCCTTGAATATTTAACTTTGGTTGCCCCTTTTTCAAGGAGTTCTGCCTGACGCTCTTTACTACGAACACCTTCAATAATAGTAACATCCATAATCTTGATTAGCTCATTCAAAACATTAACTAATTTAGTGTTTACGCCTTTCAGTCTTTCTCGGCTTCTTTTACCAAATCTCGGCATCACTCGAACTCAGCCATAACTTCTTTTATTTTAGCAACCATTTCATCATCTTTCTTAGATGGTGTTGCCTTCACTATCATATCAAGAACTTTCAACATAAAGGCTTTTGCACCCTTTTTCTTAACCTGTCTTCTTACCCAACTTGATAACATACTCATTTCTTATTTTCCTTTTTTAACATTTTAACTAATCCCTGCCACACAACATCAACTAAGATATCGTCTTTATCTGATGGAGACAGTTTCACAATTTTTTCCAAACAGAAAAAAACCACGATAACAATTTCCCAGTTTACTGATAACCATTCCATACTATGATTTCCTTATTTTAACTATTTTGTAACTAAGATATACAATACTCATCACTGCGACAACACATTGTAATAACAAATTTATATCAGCCAAATAAACTCCATAATTAGTAAATGATACTGCTGTGACTTTTAAACTATCCATAATCATTTACCGTTTATTCTAGACACTTGTCCCTTTACTTCCATCATAACATCAGATAAATCATTAATCTCTTTGACAGTATCTTCGTGCCGCCTATCTCTTGTCTCATCTGAACGATTCCATCTTTCTATTAATTTAATTATCATACCTTCCATATTCTCTAAGGTCTCTTCCTGTCCTTTGTTGATGACCTGTAATTCTTGGATAGACTCAGCCTGCTGTTCACTACGTTTAGCATTTTGATAAACCATAAATACAAACATCGCACCAACAACACCAATCATACCAGCTTCTGCGTATAATGCTAAAAACTCTTCCATTACTTCTTCTTCTTCCGTTTACCCCAGCTAAGTGGGTTAATGTTAAATTCTTTTTCATAGAAAGATACTTTCTCTTCTAATTCTTCCCTCTTGACTTGCTCATCAGCCATGTGCTTGTCAAGTAAGTCTCCAATCTGTTCATCTGCTTCCACCATGCTATCTTCCAATCTTCCAATTCTGGTTTCGATACGATAATAGCCATATACAATACAACCGACAAGTACAAGAATCTGCCCCAGCCATTTGAGATTAAGAGAGACAACGGCATTATCATCAATAATACTACCCCTATAACTTCTCGCAGTTTCGGGCTTTCCACTCACTTCACCTTCCTATATATTACTACCCATACCAATATGGAAAATATAATCCAGAATAATGGAGGATAAGCAGTCTTTAACATTTGTAATATTATAGCAGAAACAACAGCAATAAAGGCTACATCCCATTTATTTAAATCTCCCATCCTGAAATTGACCAGCCAGAATCACAACTGATGATGCTAATCAATATAAATATAATGAACAGGGATATTATAAGACGAGCTGTACTCAAAATCATTATTCATTACTTAGAACCAAATACTTTTGAGAAAAAGCCTTTCTTCTTCTTTTTACCTTTTTCAGAAAGTTTCTTTTTACCTTTCTTTTTCTTCTTCTTTACTTCTTCACTGGAAGCAAGCTGTTCATACTGCACTGGATTTGCAGGTTCTGCCCCAGTAAATGATAGAGCTATAATTACTGCCATTAGTTTTTTAATCATTTTTATACCTTTAAGTGTTTTGAAACTTCTTCTGTACCTTTATACTGAGGTACTATTCTTGAAAGAAGTTCTGTTTTTGTTTCACTCCCACCATAAGCAACTCCACGCTTATCATAGAAATCTTTTATTTCTGCCTTAGTATTTGCATCAGTAGGATAATCTGCTTGTAACGTAGCGACACCATTGATTATATGATGTCCCCCTACTATCAACCTACCATGCCCATCACCATGCTTCTTAGCACACTCATCAACATAGAACTCTTCAATAGTTTTAAAACTGT